CTATTGCTACATCAGGTCTTACATTAGGTAAGAACATTGTAGTACGCATTAATCCAGACATTGCTGGTAAAGGCAAAAGGTACTTAGGTGCAAGATATGTTGTAACTGGTACTATGAACGCTGGTAAAGTTACTGCTGATGTAGTAGAAACAATAGGTGATGGACAGAAGTACTACGCTTCTGGCTTTACCGTATCTTAATAAGGAGTAACCTATGCCTATTTACAGAGCAAAAGTTAAGTGTTTTGTCGGCCAATCCATGAGAGAAGCTGACGAAGAGTTTGAATATAACGGAGAGTTTAATAGTAATATTGAATTAGTTGGTGGAACTGAACCTGATCTACCTGTGGCGTCAAACACAACCGTACCGTCAGAAGATGTTCAACCAACTACTCAATCAATTGACTATGAGTCAATGACTAAAGCAGAACTCGAAGTATATGGTCGTTCTATTGGTGTGGAGCTTGATAGAAGGCAAACAAAAGAAACTCTTATTAATCAACTTGAAACTGCTGGTAAATAGGTATTGGTCTTCTTACTTTTTTATGGGGGCTAGTAGTAATACTGCTAACCTCCTCTTTTTATAGGAGATGTTATGGCAACTGAAATAGATATTTGCAACCTTGCCTTGGCACACTTAGGCGATGATGCAACTATTGCTTCAATAGATCCACCAGAAGGATCAGCACAAGCAGAACAAGCTGCAAGGTTTTACCCTATAGCTAGAAATACTTTATTAGAATCACATACTTGGAATTTTGCATCGAAAAGATCAACTATGCCAACTGTTATAAATACAGTTGACCAATGGGAATATGCATACGCAGCACCTGCTGACATGATGACACCTGTCGCAATAATATCTCCGACAGCACAAAACGATTACGC